TGCTAGTTTATTTACGATTATCTGGTTAGGTATTCGTATCTATGAATCAGAAACAGTACAGAAGATTGTACATAAAAAGTGAGAAAGTTATTTTGCTTACTAATGATGTTGTCTTGGGTAACACTAGCGGACAACACGCAGGAAGGTAGTCTGAACACCTATCATGGTGAAAACTCGACTACGAATAGCAATAACACTACGCAGGATGATTCAGTAAGTAACACCTACAATGGCGTAGGTAGTAGCAGTGAAATACCAGTAGGTTCTGCAATTAGTCCTAGCTACATGAGTAGCGGTATGGACACTGCCTTAAGGGTACAGGTGGTTCATTACAAACAGTAGGTGTAGGGTTTAGTAGTGGTGGTTATCATGTAGACCCTGAGTGTAACAGACGTAGAGATGCTAAGGTCTTGTCTGATTTAGGAATGAAAGTAAGTGCAGTGGCTCGTATGTGTCAAAGCACTGACGTATGGAAGGCAATGTTTATCTCAGGTACACCTTGTCCCATACTGTCAAATGGTAAGTTAGTCGTAGGTAAACGTGCTATGTTAGTTATGAAACGTCAGCCAGAAGTTTACATACCAGACTACAACAAGAAAACAAAAGATTGGTACAATACTGTATTAAACATAGGAGGAGAGGATACAGATGAAGAAGATACTATTATCTCTGTTAGTGCTAAGTTCCGCAGTTCACTCAGATGAGTACGATGCGCTCTTAGAGTCTAGCACTGCTATAGTTGACCAAATAAACACTGGTATCCTCTTAGTAGGCGCGGCTAGTGAATATGCGTATCAAGGCGATGCACTATCCTCTGGTAATGTGTCCACAACAGCACACATACAGGAAGCACAAGTAGAAGCGTATAACAATGCTCTAGTAAACTTTGCTGAGAACTACAAGCCATACGGTGACATCAGGGCTGTGTTGGAAAACAAAGCTATGGAAGAACTAGAACTTATGGACAACGCTATTGATACATTTACCGAAGCTGTTGTTAACATGATTGAGGTTCAACAGGTAGCTGAGAAAGTACAGGAAGCTGAAGGTAATCCACAGCAGGAAGAGGAAGTACAAAACTTTGTAGCTGAGACTGTAGAAGTGCTACAGATTGAACAGGAAGATGTTGATGCGTACAACCAGTCAACGGATGACATTGAGACTCACGCCAACAATGCATCAGCCTACCTAGCCGTAGCTAACTCAGAGGAAGCTGTAGCATTCCTAGAGCAAGGTATTGAGAATGCAAACACTACAGCAGAGCAGACTACAATCTTCTACGATGCTAATGCACAGTGGGTGTCAATGGGTTACAATACTACACGTAATCTAACGGCTGTATTACTTAACGGTAACGATGGTATTGGTTTAGACTTGTACGTAACTGAAACTGACATTTTAGCCGCAGGTAGTGAATCAGAGTTCTTTCAGACTTCACCTACCCACTTAGGCTATTCGTGCTTTATGTATGGAACGGAGTGTGTTGAACTATGAGTTTAGAAAGTACAGAACTCAAGATTGGCAACACATCATTTAAGGGCGTATGGATTGCCATTGTACTTGGTATTGGTAGTACTATAGGTGGTGGCGTATGGACAGCCTCTAGTTTGTACAGCAGACTGGAAGCAGTGGAATCAAGACAGATACCCAATATAACGCCCATACGTGAGAATCTAGCGACTTTAGGTACAAGACTAGAGACACTACTAAGTCAGCAAGAAAAGCTGTTAGAATTGAATACAGACGTTTCTACGCTATCTAACGAGATAGAGGCTATGAAAGCCACAGTAGCTAAAGCGGAAATTATTATTAATGACATTGGCGATACTGAAGTAAAATTCAAAGCATTGACCAAAGAGGTAGAGGACTTGTGGCAGGGTATGGACTACCTGTCGAATCCTTTAAAGTGAGATATTTATGATAGAACAATTAATAGCACCAGTTACAGGTTTACTTGATAAATTTATAGAGGATAAAGATAAGAAGAATGCCATCGCCTTCCAACTTTCGACAATGGCTGAAAGACACGCGCAGGAACTTGCGAAAGCGCAGATTGAAGTTAATAAGACGGAAGCGGCACACCGAAGCCTATTTGTATCAGGTTGGCGACCTGCTGTTGGTTGGACTTGTTGTCTTGGACTTGCGAGTAACTACCTTCTTATCCCGATGGCAAATTTTGCGCTTGCTCTTGCCGATTCTGCCATTAAAGTCCCTGTTTTAGATATATCGACTATGATGCCAGTACTTATGGGTATGCTTGGTTTAGGTGCTTTAAGAACGACTGAGAAAGTCAAAGGCGTAAATAGAAACAAATGATAAACTTAAGAAGGTATGGATAATGACTTACTTACAACTAGTAAATAGTGTACTACGTAGGATGCGCGAGGACGAAGTCGCTAGTATTGAAAACTCAAACGATTCCTACGTAAAACTAATAGGTGAGTTTGTCAACGATGCTAGACGTATTGTTGAGGATGCTTGGGATTGGTCAGCACTTCGTAAAACAATTACAGTTACTACTTCTAACAATCAATTTAGTTACAGCATTACAGGAACTAATAACTCGTTTAAGATACTTGACGTTATTAACGATACGTCTAACTTCTTTATGCGCCCCGCTAGTTCCTCTTGGATGAATAACGCATACTTAGTACAAGAGCCTGTATCTGGTTCTCCTGAGTACTACTCTTGGAACGGTGTGGATGCTAATGGCAATGCTTTAGTTGATGTATATCCTAAGCCCGACCAAGCGTATACGTTACGTTTTAACATTGTAGATAGAGCAGACGCATTTACGGCTGACGCAGATAAACTAGTTGTACCTTCAACACCAGTAATACAGTACGCAGTAGCCTTAGCCTCTCGTGAACGTGGAGAGACAGGCGGTACTTCAGCACAGGAACTATATGCCCTAGCGGATACTACGTTAGCAGATGCAGTAGCGTTTGATGCCGCTAGATTCCCTTCTGAAACTGTATGGACACCTTGCTAATGGCACAACAATTACAGAACATTACAGTACAAGCCCCCGGATTTGCGGGGATTAACAGTCAGGATTCACCACTGTCTCTTGACCAATCCTTTGCGGCAACAGCTAGTAACTGTATCATTGATGAGTTTGGACGTGTAGGTTCTCGTAAAGGTTATACGGAAGTATCTACTGATTCCAGTACGGCTACACAGTTAGGTTCTAGCAGAGGCATAGAGGCTTTACATGAGTCGGTAGACGCTAGTGGTGATAAAGTAGTATTCTCTGCGGGTAACAATAAAATATTTTCAGGGACTACTACACTAACTGACGAAACTCCTGATGGTTATACACCAACAGCAAACAACTGGAAAATTGTTAGTTTTAACAACCATACTTATTTTTTCCAAAGAGGACATGAGCCTCTAATTTATACAGATGCTAGTGGCTCAGGTGTATTAAGTACACACAGTAATTATGCACAAGCAACTCCAAGTACTTTTGTCCCACAAGCCAATGAAGTTATAGGTGCATACGGTAGACTATGGGCGGCTGATGTATCTGGTAATACTAAAACTGTTTACTGGAGTGACACACTACAAGGACACAGATGGAGTGGCGGTTCAGCGGGTGGCTTGGACTTAACTCTTGTATTCCCTAATGGTCACGATGAGATTGTAGCTTTAGCGGCACACAATGGCTTTTTGATTATATTTTGTAAGCGTTGTATCATTGTATACGCAGGTGCAGAAAGCCCCGCTAGTATGTACTTAGCGGACGTTGTGGAAGGCGTAGGTTGTATCGCTAGAGACTCCGTACAAAACACGGGTACTGATATTTTATTCCTGTCTGAGGACGGTGTACGTAGCTTTGGTCGTACTATACAGGAAAAGTCAATGCCTATGCGTGACATTAGTAACAATGTCCGTACAGAGTTAACTCAACTAGTTAGACAACAGACTAATCCTATTAAGTCTATATACAGTGCAGATGAAGCATTTTACTTATTGTCATTAGCGGACAGTCAGGTTGTATATTGTTTTGATATGCGAGGGGAACTACCTGACGGCTCTAACAGAGTAACTACATGGGGCGGTGTTAACCCACGTAGTCTAGCGTTACTACAGGATGGTACTATTTACTTAGGTAGAGAAGATGGTATATTCCAATATGGAGGATACTTAGATAACGGTAATACCTATGAAATGATATACTATAGTAATCCTATGAACTTCGGTAACTCTACTAACCTTAAGTTCCTTAAGAAGTTTAACATTACAGTAATAGGTAACGTATCCTCTCAGTCTGTACTAGCTTGGGGATATGATTATACATCAGCCTTTAACAAAAAAGTTTTTAATACTGGAGATATTGACACAGATACTGCTGAGTATAACATAGGTCAGTTTGGGGATAATACAACAACATTGGTTGCTCCCAGTAGCACAGGTACTTACTTAGGAGCATTTAGTTCTGCACCTACAACTACTGAAGTAAACGCTTTGTACTACAACACAACGGACAGTAAGTTATACTACTGGAGTGGTTCAGCTTGGGTAGAGGAAGATACTGTAGACACTGCTTATGTTGCCTCTAAATACACAGCAGGTGTTGACATACAACGTCCTCATGTGAATACAAACGGCAGTGGTAGTGTAGTGACCATAGGCATTGAGTCAACAATCAATGGCGCACCTTATTCAATACAACAAATAGATGTACACGCTCTTCTAGGGAGATTAATTTAATGACTGATTATACTATAACAACGAACTTTGGAGCAAAAGATAGTCTTCCTTCAGGTAATGCGGCTAAGGTAATCAAAGGCTCTGAGTTCACAACTGAATTTACAAATATTGCAACAGCGGTAAACAGTAAGGCTGACACAGCGGGTGACACGTTTACTGGTGCAGTTACTATAAACTCTACGGCTACAATTACAGGTGACTTAACTGTAGACACCGACACTTTGTTTGTTGATGCTTCCACTAATAGAGTGGGTATTGGTGTTGATAGTCCTGACTCTCCGCTACACGTTAAGGGAAACATAAACGATTTATTCGAAGTGCATATACACAATGCGTTTGATGACGATGATGATAATGTTCCTAATCCAACCGCAGGTATTAAATTATCAGCGGCAAGCAACAATGCAACTATTCGATGCTTTGGCGCACCTGCTGATGGTGCAGGGTTGCACAGAATTGACTTTGGCAGTACAGCGGCTAATAGTTTTTTGACGTTTTCTTCAAGCGATACTGAACGTATGCGTATAGACGCATCAGGCAACGTAGGTATAGGTACTACTAACCCCACTCATCCGCTACAGGTACAGCGTGCCGATACAGATGGCTCGTTAGGTAGTGCTAGTATAAGTTTAAACCCTGAATACGAAAGCGGTGGTGGTTCTTATATAAGATGGGGTGGAACTTCTATAGCAGGTGGTACGCTACGGTTTTTAGGCGTTAATAATGCAGAGCGTATGCGTATCGACTCATCAGGTAACATATTGGTGGGTACTACAGACATTTCTCCTCAAAATAATAATGCTTCAGGTACGGCAAGTGACGGTATTGCTTTAAGTCAGGATGGTTTTTACTCAGCCGCTAGGTACGGTGGAACCTGTATGGTTTTAAACCGTATGGCTAACGATGGGTCAGTTTTAAACTTTCATAACAGAGGCATTTTAGAAGGTTATATAAACACAACCCAATCTGGCGTATCTCTTGTTAGTGTTTCAGACCAAAGACTAAAAGAAAACATTACAGACTCTGGTGATGCGGGAAGCACAATAGACTCTATACAAGTAAGGCAATTTGATTGGATTGCTAACGGAAAGCACGATAATTTTGGCTTTGTTGCACAAGAGTTAGCTAACGCAGTGCCTGATGCCGTGTATACAGGAGAAGATGAAGATGAAACAATGGGTGTTGACTACAGTAAGTTAGTGCCTATATTAGTTAAAGAAGTACAAGCACTACGTAGCCGCGTGGCGCAACTAGAGGAGAGTGAATAATGGGTTGGTTAAGTACTGCATTTAAAATAGGCACAAGTCTTTTAGGGGCGCGTTCTTCAAGAAAAAGAGCCAAACGTGCCGAACAACAAATGGCAGAGTCAGGACGCTTATCTTTACAGGACGCAATGCGTATTGGTCGTACAGCCGCAGGAATGGCTAGATTTAGAGGTTTTGGCATAAGGTCTGGTTTGGGTTCAGCGGGAGTAGGTCGAACAGGAAATATGACACTTAGGTTAAGTCCTGAACAACAGCGAATGCAGGATATGCTCTTTAGTCAAGCTAGGGGTTTATTTGCACAAGCCGATGTTGACCCTGCTGTTGCTCAGGCTGAATTATTTGAGCAAATGAGAGACATTCAAAGACCAGAGGAAGAACGTGCGCGTTTAGCATTAGAGGAACGTTCGCTGTCTCAAGGACGCTTAGGTTTAGGTTTAGACAGATTTGGAGGCAGTACTCCAGAAATGTTAGCACAAGCCACAGCGGAACAAGAGGCTATGGGTAGAGCCAACCTAGCGGCACGTCAGCAAGCATTAGCTGAACAGGAAGCACTATATGGTAGAGCCAAAAGTTTGTTTGGTTTAGGTTATGTCCCAATGCAACAATTAATGGGTCAAACGGAACTTGGTTTAGCGGGTGGTGAACTAGCAACTCAGGCTAGACTTAAACGTGCAGGTTTGTTTGCTCAAGCGGCAGGCTTAGGTATTGACCCTAAACTTAGAGCGCAGACAGCCCAAGAAGCCGCAGGAATGCGGTCAGCTAGACGAGGAAGACAAACTCAAATGGCTTTGGATTTAGCGGGTGGTTTGTTTGGTAGATACGGTGGATACGGTGGAATAGGTAGTGCGCCTGTGACTCCTGATTTGGGTTTATTTTAATAGAGGATTAAACAATGGCTAATAGAATGGACATAGGTGAGTTGTTAACACAAGGTTTATTTGCACAACCAGAACCTACTTCAATAGACCCTAGAACAACGCTTTCTTCCACTACTTTTCTTAGAGGAGAAGGACTAAGAAGTCAGGAAGAAATGAGTCAGTCTTTTAAAAAAGCACGTAAAGAAATGGGCTTGTTGACTGATTTAGAAGAGGAAGAAGAAGAATTAATGCAGGATGTTTCTAATTTTGATAACTTAACACTGGATGAACAGGAAGGAGTTATATTAGGTCTTCAGGCATTGGGTCAGACTGGTTTAGCAGGACAGTTAGCTTCAAGAGTAGGAGGTAGAGAGGTAGAAGGCATTGGTCAGATTAACCCTCAATTTTATACACCTGAAAGTATTGAAGCGTTTAGACAAAATGCTAGAGCAACAGGTCAGAAAGATTATAGTTTGCTTAAAGAAGTTGACACAGTAGCAAGCACATTTAAGATAGAAAGAACAAAAGATAACGTAGATGCTATGAAAGCAAGGTCAGATGCTTTTCAAAACTCCGCAAATTTAAAACTTAAGACTAATCAAATGAGAGAGTTATTGGATTCTGGACTACAAACAGGAGCGTTAGCTAAGTTAAGCAAAGGGGCTAAAAGTTTTGTTCAGTCTTTATTTCCTGATGCTGATATTAAAGGTTTAGCGGAAGCTGAAGTATTTAATGCCATATCAAACCAACTCGCTTTATTAATAAGAAACCCCGATTCTGGCATGGGTCTTCCGGGGGCTACATCTAATAGAGACTTAAGTTTCTTAATTGAGTCTGTTCCCAACTTAGGTACATCCGTACAAGGTAACAAGTTATTACTTGAGGCTTATGACAAAATGTATCAACTACAAGTAGATGTAATGAATGAACAGAGAAGAATTTTAAAAGCAAACAAAGGAGTACCTCCTGTAGATTTAGAAGAGCAGTTAGCTTCTTATGTTGAGAATAACTTTAAATTAGATGATGAGTTTAAGCAAAAACTTCAAGGAGACTACGAGTCTTATAATGTTGAAAACTTAAACGATATTTTAAGAGAAGAAGGTTATGGGGAAAGCATAAGCAATAATGATGATGTGGGACAAAGAGTGGGTGTTAATCCTAGAGGATTTTAATAATGGCTTTATCCAGACAAGAAAGAAAAGACCAGTTAGGTGTGTGGCTTAGTGCTAATTCCGCACTACAAGGTACTGATGAGTATAATCAAAAAGCAGAAATGTTTTTAAAGACGAGAGAAGAACTCACCAGTTTACAACGTAAAGATGAATTAGGTTCTTGGTTAGCTAATAATGAAGACAAGAAAGGAACTAAGGAGTACAACGATAAAGGTCGTGAGTTTTTAAACATACGTAAAAGCCTGTTAGAAGACCCTACAACTGAAAAAGAAACAACAGCGGGTGCGGCATACCGAAGAGGAATAGTACAGGGTGCTACGTTTGAGTTTTATGATGAGATAAAAGCAGGAGCAAGGGCGGCAACTAGTTTTTTAGCTGACAACCCTAGCGGTCAAACTTTGTCTGAACTGTACGATACCTTCAAGAAAGAAGAAGAAGAACTCATGGAGACATATAAGGCAGAACACGGCGGGTCTTATTTAGGCGGTCAGGTTTCTGGCGGTATAGCTACTCTTCCTCTTGGCGGTGTTTTTGGTCGTGCAGGACAGTTTTTGTTTGGAGTAGGAGGGAGAGGTGCTACTCTAGGTCAGACAGCTAAACAAGCCGCCTCTGCGGGTGCTTTACAAGCAGGTTTAGCAGGCGCGGGTATGGGGGATGATTTAGAGTCCAGATTAACTGGGGCGGCTACAGGAGCAACTGTAGGCGGTGTGTTAGGAGGAACTTTAGCGGCAAGCGGATACAAACTTGCAGAAAAAATTGCTAACTCTTCAAGCGGATTGGTAACTAGAGCGGGTCAGCTAGGAGCAACACCAAAAAGTACAATAGAGTTAACCGAAGATTTGACACCCCAACTAACCAGACTAGCTGAGTCAGCTAAACTAGCTAGAGATGCGGCTTATTCTGGTTGGAGAGGGACTCTTGAGGGTGCTGTACAAAACTCAGGAATTAAAGTAGCAAGGTCTGTAATAGAAGATAACGCTCCTAAGGTCGTATCAACAAAAGAACTTAAAAAACTTGTAAAAGGTTTTGATGATGATGTTGTTGACAATAAGAAAAACTTAAAAGCCATTCTTAACGAAGATGACGTAGTTACTTTTGATACTTATAGAAATCTATATACAACTGCTTGGGATTTGCAGAAACAATTACCGAGAAATATAGCATCACCTTTTGCTAAAAGACTTAGTGCATTAAAAGGAGATGAGTATAGACAGTTAGATAGAATGTTTCCAAAGAAAGGAATAGGAACTGCTAGAGAGACCCTTGATAAAGCTGTAGCATCTGCTGAGACTGGTCAACTACTAAACAAAGAAATAGTAGAAAAGATTGCAAAAGGTGAGCCTTTAGACCCTACATTTGCTAAGCAGTTTTTACCAAGAAATGCAGACAGTTATAATAAGTTCACTGCTCTGACTACACGAATAAACTCTTGGGCTAAGGAAGCTAATGTATCTCCTAGAGAGGTGGAAGATATTTTATCACCACTGAGAGCGAACGCTTTAAGCGATGCCGTGAATAACCCAAGCATTCTTAAATCGTTAGCCAGAAAAGAAACATCAGAGGATATGACTCTGTTTAGACACTACAAGGATTTATTAACACCAGAGCAGTTTCAGTTTGTAAATAAACTATCTGTAATGCCCATTGGACATTTACAGAATAGAATACGCTCTCTTATGGATTATTACTCAGGTACTGCCTTATTGGGTTTAGGCGGTGTCGGTGGTGCAACATTGGTAGCAGGAAATGCCGCAGGTATGGCTATCTTAGGATTGTATCTATTAAGTCCTGTTTTAGTAAACCCTGTTGCTAAAAACAAACAAGTATTGGCTTTAGCAAATAAAGTGTTAACGTCACCAAGCGAAACACCACCAAAAGAGTTGGCTAAGTTAACAAACAGTTTAGGCAAGGCGGCACTTAAGGCAGGAATTATAACACCGTCTTCAGCGATAAACAGTTTAAACAGATTAAACGAAATGAATCAACAGAGAAAACAAGAAGAACAGCAACAATAGAAACAAAAGGGGGCATTGCGCCCCCTTAGTTTTACTTTAGACTATCTCACACGCGCCTCCAGTACACGCTAGTTCTTGTGAACCTGTAGTTGTGTCTTCCTTCTCAAAGTGTTCTAGGTCATCCCAATTTACATCCACTGGCATAGCCGCTAGTAACTCCTCATACTTCTCAGCGGTTATGTCCTCATAAGGGGCTTGCTGA